CTGAGGGAGATTTGTGTTGGCATGTTCAAAAAATGCAGGCATTCTTCCTGCTTTGGTGGCATTAAATTCTGGTGCTCTACCTTCATACATAAGACGATCACTCGCATCGAGCCAAAATTTTTTGCTCAAATATTTATCGGCATGATCATTCTTAAGTGGTTGCATTATCCAGTTAATTGTTGCCTTCCTCAGTTTGTCTAAAGAAGGACTAGGGGTTAGACTAAGCTCTGTGCATACCAAACTATTGGTTGCTACATGTATCTGCTCGTCTCTAGAAATATCTGCACTAACAGTTCTTAATCCTGCATCACCATTAAATCTAAAGAATGGTAAAAGAACAAAGAATATTGCTCGTTCAATTACCAATGCTTTTAATACTGTGTGATCAGGATGAGCCATCCAAGCATCTCTTAAGCGTAGTGCCTCAGCTTCAGCTTTATCATCTACGCCATGAGCGTTAGTGATATATTCGAGAGCTATGTCATGTCTAATTTCATCTTTTACGTTTGATTCCAAAAGTTCTCTAGATAATTTAGGAATCTCCGAGAGAGCTTCAGATATGAAATCGCCAACTGGTAGTTCCATTGTCCGTATTGCAAGACAACGGTAGATGGTTTCTTCCGCACCATATTTAAGTTTTCCTTTGGTGGTTTGGACTGGTGTCCATTTTCTTTTTCTGTTTAATAATTTTGTATAGGGGTTCATTGTTGACAGTCACAAGCTATTTCATCGGGTTTGTTGCTCATTAACTCTGCCAAGTAATCATCAACTTCGGATTGATCTAATGCTGCATAAGCATCAGACTTATCTTGAGTATCGCCCATTACTTGTAATGAGTAGTAGAGCGAAGTCTGTGGGCTGTTAAGCCACTCTTCGATAAAAGCTTCATCGTAAGTCACCATGTCACTCCAAGAATTGAAGCTATAGCCATGAAGCAATCCAGTTCTATTAAGCATGATCATTATTTGATCTGCTACTTTTTTATATGTCTCCCATCCAACTTCAGATGCGATCTCAACGTTGCCATATTGTACTTGTTCTACCCCGAATTCACCTGAATCTCTGTCAACTGTGCGAGCGATTGGTGGAGCGATCTCTGGAGTTGCTGTATAGCCTTTGAGATCTCTACTTCTATATGAACATGATGCAGTTGGGGCTATGGCAAATGCCCTCACCATGTTGTGTTCTCTTGCTATGTTAGCTGCCTCTTGTATGCCAAGAAAAAGTTCACGAGCAGCTAACCCTGCGTATCCTTCGTAAGGTTCAGCATTGTTAACTGCTTCGAGAGCCTTACCAAACTCGGCATATGTAATATTGTTTAGTGCTAAAAAGTTGGCTAGACCTAAGAATCCGAATCCAACTTGCCTATCGATATCTGGTGCAAGATATTCTCCAGACTCTTCAATCCCTGTCCTACCATGGAGCTTGCACAAATCTGACATACCTTCACGCATACTTGGTCGTATGTCGCCGATACGACAGGCAGACATATTAAGGTGCTGTAAGAGGCACGTTCCCCGTGAGGGCAAGTAAACCTCAAGGCAGACGTTGCTGTAGATTCTGTTTCCATTGTCATCATATTTTATTTTGTTAAGCCAGATGTCTCCCCTAGCAATTCCTCGTAGGATTGTTTCCTTTGTTCGAGTATCTGTTTCAGCCCACGAGGATTTGGAGAGGTCAACACATCGTTTAACCCATGGGAGTTCGTGTCTTTCTGCTTGCACGAAGTCAAGAATATCGGGGTGGTCAATATCAAGATGCAAAACACACGCACCATTGCGGTAGGTCCCCCCACGTCTGAGTATTTCATTTAATGTACTGTAGATTTTTCCGAAGGAGACTGGTCCACTCGCAACGAGAGTATCAGGTCCTTTATTTGTTGTTGTTCCTTTTGGTCGTAGCTTCGACAGGTGGACTGCGACTCCTGCTCCATATCTAAGAGCATGCGATACAAATTTCCAGCTTGCTTGGATTCCATTTGGTCCCTCCATAGAATCTTCAACTACGAAGATTGTGCATGATACGGGTAGACGAGAATTAGGGTTGTCAATCCATTGCTGGACCCTACCAGTTCTCGCAATTCTGTTTGGTTCTGTATTCAATTTCATTTTGTAAATAGTGGACAGCTTTTTTTAAATCTTCTATATCGTCATCTTTATATCCAGCTCGGCATACATATTTAATTACGTTTCCGAGGTGAAATCCGAGTCCTTTTTGGTCTCTAATAAAATCCCAAACATCAATGGAACCTCGTCTGTAGTAGGAGGGACCTTGGTCGTTGGTGGTTTCGGCCATTTTTTAATTAAGTTTTCTATACAATTTGATAAGACAAAAGCTTGTTCTTGTAGTGCAACCATAACTGTTGCAATATCTTCTTTCTTTGTCTCTGGTTTTGCAAGCAAAATCTCAAGCTGGCGTAGCTTCAAATCTTGCTGCATTGTTAATTTTGTAATTGGAGGTGGGGGTCCAAAGGATTGGTTCTTTTTTTTCATGGTCATAATCATCACAAGTTAATATTCGAGCCAATTGAGCGTTGATTAGTGCGTCTTTTTCTGTTAATCCTTTTTCCTCAAAGGTTTCTACAACCGCTTTCCATGTGTAACCTTTTAATTTAAAGATTTGTTCAGCACGTTTTACTCCAATTCCTGGGACACCACTGTAGCCATCTGTGTTGTCACCACTTAGGGTCTGTGTTAGATGCCACTTAGCTCCTTCTTCAGGAGTAATCTCTACAGTTTCTTTAAAGTCATATAATTTACCAGCAATCTGTCTCATATCCTTATCAGGAGAGACAATAATATTGCCTTTATATTTAGTGGCATAAATACCAAGACTATCGTCAGCTTCAAGAGTAGGTTTAACAATTACTTTGTAATCCTTTTTGAGCTGATTTATGACTCTTTTAAAACCACATGGCTTTTTTCTATTTCGATGACCCTTGTATTCCGGTAAAATTTTTTTCCTAAAATTATTAGGGCTTGTGAAAAAGAGCAGCATCTCCTCATGAAAAGGAAATTCATCTTTAATACGTTCTAGTTCTCTTTGTACACATTTGTAAGCTTCACTAAATAATGAGGTTACAACTATGACATCATCACCAAAATCAAGTTCTGTCTCTGCGGATGCACAGCATTTATATACTATGTAATCGCAATCAATTAATAATTTCATTCGGGCTTAAATAAGTTATTGCTTTTTGTAGTAGTTGGATATCTTCTTTAAAAGAACCGAGACCTGTATTACATTCATTACATAACCAACCTCTAAAAGATAAGGTTGTATGGTCATGATCTAAATATGTTTTACATACCTTTCCGCATAACTCACATTGTTCAGTTTGTGGTGGTGCATTTTTTCGAATCTCTCTTCTTTCTCTATTTATTTTGTTATCGCAACTTTTACAAAAATGTTTATAGTGTATCTTCTTAGGAGTCGTATTACATATTTTAAATTCAGTTATAATTTTATGTTGTTTACATATACTGCATTGCTTAGTGGACTTCGCTCCAGTTAGATCCTGATTTAGATTCTGCTGCGATTGGACATCTAAGTTTGTAATATACTCCAGCGTCAACTGCTGAGTTTTCAAGTGTAAGTTTTACCTCGTCTGTATATTTCGGATCACATTCGAATTGCAATTCATCATGAATGAACGCAAGTTGTTTAGTGTGAAAGGGTTGTAATTTATCGTTGGCTATAATCATCCATCGTTTGGCAACTATCCCAGCTCCACATTGGAGTAAATAATTTAATCCTTTGTGGGGAGAATCGACCAACACCCTTCGTCCGTCACATGCCATGAGCCAACCATTAGTAGCCTTATTTGTAACCGCTGCAAGTAGGTCGGCGAGTCCATCGATTGCAGATACGTAAGCCTTTCTAATCTCTTGTCCCTTTTTTTTGGCTTCCGTGGGTTGTAAAGAGTTATCATATGATTCTCCTATTTTTTGATTTCCTGCTCCATAAAGAAAGGCATATGTGACGGTCTTAACTTGCCGTCTACTGATTCCTATCTTGTCAGCATTAACCTGATGTATATCGTCATTGAGTAATATGTCGGCATATCGACCTCCGTCATATCTGCCCAAATAATGAGCAAGCATTCTCAATTCGATTCCGCTTAAATCTGCTCCAACCATAGTCATACCAGGGGATGCAGTAAATAGCTCTCTAAATTCTTTATCAGCTGGAACCTGTCCAAGATTAGGCTTTCTATGAGCACATCTAAATGTGTTAGTAGCCACTGAACAGTGATGATGTATTCGGCTAGA